GAACGGTATCGTCGTTTGTGCCATTTGCTCCGCCATCACGTCCAAGTCCACCTGCCGCAGTTTGATACGAGCCCGCACCGCCTCCGCCGCCATACGTGATTGCGGTTCCAGTTGCGCTTGATGATACGCCGTAGCCGCCAGTACCTGGTATTCCACTTGAGCCAGCGTTGCCAGGTGCGCCAGCGCCGCCGCCGCCACCGCCACAAGCCGAACCAGCACCGGTACCCGGGCCACCAGCTCCACCGTTTGCATTGTTAGCGCTCAGTAACCAGGCAGTAACACCGTCACCGGTTCCGCCGCTTGCCGCGCCTCGACCGCCGCCACCACCGCAACCACCATTTGCGCCATTGGTGTTGTCTGTTCCACCGCCGCCACCACCATTTGCGGTGATCGTGCTAAACACGCTGTTTGATCCGGTGCCGCCTGTTCCAGCGCCACCAGCTCCACCACCGCCAACAGTCACGGTCACAGTTGATCCGTTTGCTGGGATCAATTGACCGACTAAAACTTCTCCCCCACCTCCGCCGCCACCAGTATCAACGCCGCCGCCAGCACCACCGCCAGCTACCACCAAATATTCGACGTTGAATGTTACGCCACCGAACGGAAAAAATATGGAGGCTGACGCCGACGTGAAATAAAGTGTGCCGCCTCCCCATTGCGTCAAAGCAAGTGACCCCGATGTAGTGACGGTTGCGGTGCCTGCGGTCACGGTGCAGGTGCCTGCGCCAATGTTGATGATTTGCAAAGTGTCGCCAGCGCTAAACAATGAGGTGTTGACGGTAACGGTCGTAGCCGATGCGCTGTTCATCACAATGCGGGTGCCTTTGTCGGCAGCGACAAGAACGTATGACGCGGTCTTATTTGAGACCGTCCAGTTGTAATCGTTGGCTTGCAACGTATCCATCTGGGCGGCCGTCAATACTTGCCCGGCGGTGAAATCTTGAATGGCCATAAGTGCTCCTATCCTAAAACATTCTCGGCGTCGAGTACGCCATAGGTGAGGTCATCCAATATGAGCTCGTAAACGATGGTGGTGGCTGCTGTGTACAGGTTGACGCGATGCCCGGTGCTGAAGTCGATCAGATGCTCGATGCCTTCGACGGACAGCTCTTGACCAAGGCTCGTGGTTCCTGTGCCTGTCTGAAATGTTTTTTCCATGGTGATTGTGTCACCAATGTCGATTGTGGCGACCGTGTCGCGTTGGGCGGTGGTCAACATTGCGAATTTGGTGGCGACGTCGGTGTACCTGGCTTCGGGTTCACCGTTCAGCAGGTAGGTGGCTGCGGCCGACAACTGCGATCCGCTGGTCTCCAACAGGCTGTTGGTGATGCTCTCGGTTTGGATGAAGTAGGTGGCGATCGAGGCGGTGTCGCTTGCGGTTGCGTTAGACCCGCCAAGGTTTTGAACGTAGGCACGGTTCACCACGCTGTCAGCTTCAAAAGTGATGCCTACGTTGTCGTATTTGACGCCTGTGCCGTTGTCTTTGAAATCAGCAACCGATGCGCTGAGCGTCGAACCGATACGATTTTGGAATGTCAACACGCCGTCACGCGATACGAACAGGCGACCGAATTCTGCGGTGCCGTTGATTTGGTTTAGGTAGGCCAGCACGTTTGTGCCTGCCGGGACGGTGTACGCGGTGTCGTGGCCAAGGTTGACGGTGCCTGTGGAAATGTTGCGGGCCGTCGGCCCGGTCGGATAATCGACTTCAGGCAGGTCTAAAACGCTTTCAATACGTTCGCCTGATGTTTCGGTCGTCACGTTGTATTCGTCCATGTAGGTCTGTGCAAGCAGGTAGAAGTCGTCGGCGCAGTAGACGCTGACTGTGTTTAGCCCGCCTAACGCAAAGTTGTAGTCGTAGTTGACGACGTAGCCCTTGAACAGGTATTCAAGTACGTTGCTGGCGTTGTAGCGGCCAAGGCGCACACGGCGCATAGGTGCCAAACCGGGAACGTTGGCGTTGGCGTCGTAGTACGGGCTCGATGTGTCAAATGGGTTGAAGATGCCGTCAGCGAGCGTGTCATTGAGCGTGAACGTCATAGTGCCAGCGCTGAACTGGTCGCCCTGATCTTTACGACCTCGACGCACAGCAATGTTTAGGGTGCCGTCGGTGACGTCAGCAAACTGGGTCGTGCCGTTTAGCACATAAGCCGTGTTGTCTAAAACGCCTTTGTATTGGTCATCAAGCGTAAAAGCGTCAACTTGAAAGCCTGTGTCGATTTCGAGCAGGTAGTTGCCTGATTGAACGATTGTTGTGCCGGGCATCAGACGTACCCGCTGACCTCAATGCGCGCCGGGCCAGCTGATCGGTTGTAGGCGCGGATGCTGTCAACCACGGCCTGCCCGATTTCGGCGCTGGTTGCCAATCCGCCGTTGACGTTCACGGTGATGTTTTCCAGCATGGCATTGCGGGCGCTTGATGTGAACGGGTTGCTGGCGATGCCTGCGCCCAACATATTTGGGGCTTCCATGACCTGCCGGACGGATGCGCCACCACCGCCGCCACCGCCCGCTGTAGGCACGCTAGGAGCCGCTACGACGACCGATCCGCCCGCAGATGAGGGAATGGGCACCCCTAGGTTTTTGTCGCCTCCTGCGGTCGCTAGAGCGCCGCTACCGGCCCCGCCACCGATGGTTGGCATTTCAGGGATGCTGAAGCCTCGACCGCCGATGCCTGGCACCCAGTCCGGGATCTCAAACGACAAGCCCCCGAGGGTTGAGTTCCATAGGTTTGCGATCGTGTTGAACACGGTGCGAAATACGCTGACCATGCTGTTGAGGTAACTTGCAACGTAATCAACGGCAATTTTTATTCCTGCCTTGAGTGCGCCAAAAACGGCATCTGCAACTTTTCTAAAGCCTTCAAATTTGGCGTATGCGGCCACAAGAGCTGCACCCAGTAGCACAATGGCGGCCACGACTAGCCCGATTGGGTTGGCGGCCAACGTGATATTGAACGCAGTCTGTAAAAATGCCGCGGTTTTGACTGCCACGTTGTAGGCAATGATGGCGGCCGACAGGGTGCCGATGACGCCTGCCAGGATGATCACGACGTCGGCGTTTTCTTCGACGGCTTGCGCCATTTTGGTGATGATTGGTACTAGACGCTCCAGCAATGGCAGGACGGCGGCGCCAATGCTTTCTTGCATTTCGGCAAACGCGATCTGCATTTTTGCCATGCCGCCTTCAGCGGTTTCGGTGAATGCTTTATTTGCTCCGCCGAACGTGCCGCCAAGGACGCTGATGATGGTTTCCATGTCGGCACCCTCACGAATGAGGTTTGCCATTTCGGGCGTAAGCGATCGCAGGGCCTTGAAGTTGCCTTCATACGCTTTGGCGAGCGCGTCGGCAACGGTGGTTGCGTCAATGGATGTTGCCCGGCTGATATCGAGCACGAGCGACATTTGCGATTGGGCTTCGTTGATATCTTTCGTGCCACGCACAAGTGCGGCAAATGCGGGGCGCAATACGTCGTCGGCAACGGCCGCTTGGCGTGACATTGCGCTAATCGCTTTTTCAACTTCGGCGATCTGTTCTTGCCCGGCACCTGTCGAGTTTTCGAGCTGTACGGCAAGTGCGGCTTGAGCAGCCTCATCTTCCGCAGCTGCTTTGGCGGCCATGCCAAGACCAGCGGCGAGTGCGCCGACAGCTGCGATCGCAGGCACAAACGCTTTCTCCATCCCATAGCCGACCTTTTCCGAGGTCGTTTCAAGGCTGTTGAATTCTTTTTTGGCGCGCGCAATACCCTTGTCGTCAAACTCGCTGATGATGGGTATGCGAATGCTCATATTGCAGCAATTCTACGATTTATGTTGCCTGCAACGAGTTCAATTGACTTGACCATTTCTGATTGCACGTCAATCAAATTTGCGTCGGCGGCTGGCCACATAACGCGGGCAGGCGATCCCCACGCCAACGTGCTGAGCGATTGACCTAGACGGCTGTCATTAGCAAATTCAATGATTGACGCCGCGGGGTCTTTCTGAATGATCGTGACTACCCCATCGGTGCGACGGCCTGCGTCAACTTTGACCTGCACGCCACGTCGAGCTTTACGAGCATCCCAGGGCAATAACTGGCGACCGTTTTGTGACCAACGGTATTTCATGCCCGACAAGGCTTGTGCCGGGTATTTGGCTTGCGCCGCCACAATGATCGGGCTGGCAATCTGCTTAGCATCTTTGGCAAATTGTTTGCGAGCCTCAGGGTCAATTTTTCTGAGATCTTGCAGCATCTGTTCAACGCCTAATACTTCAACGGTTGCCATTAGCGGCCCCGCTTTGCTTGTTGCTGTTGCTGTTCAAGCACATAAAACACGGTCGTAAGATCGCGGGTATCAAACTCCACTTGCGGCGGCCAATAGCCCGTCATAACTAAGACCTCAGCGAGGGAGCGTCGCCAGGTGCCGCGATGGTAGGGGTTTCATCGGTGGTTTCCTCAATCGGGGTGATTTCCATGTCGGGGTGTTCTGCGACCCATTCACGCCACGTGCCGGGCACTTTGTCGCCAGCGAGTTTGCACAGGATGTATGCCCAGCAGCACATATCAACGAAACCGATGCCTTTGCCGTCTGCTGATCGGCGGTTTTCGGTTTTCTCCCACTCGACAATGGCAAGCATATTTGTGACCATCGTGCGTGGCTCACGCCCATCTTTGAGGTCAACTTTGAGTTTGACGCGCATTAGTTACCTTTCGTCGGGCAAGGCTCCGCCAATGCGGGCTTGCGGTTTTCGTTTTCAGCGCAGCCCGATTGGGCTGGCTGGATCATTACGGGGTCGCAACCTTGGCGAGAGTGCCACCCGTGAACGTCAGGTCGATCGTCGAGAGTTCGCCGAGCGATGCGTTGATTGGGGTGTGGCTTTCAAGGTATGCCCCGGTGAGGGTGTAGGACGGGTTGGTCGACGAGACTGCGCCTGATCCTGGCTTCAGCACGAGCGTGGTGGTTGTGCCGACCAAGCTGTAGACCGATACTTCGGTTTCGGTCGCTGCGTAGGACTGGTACAGCGTGACGGTGATGCTGTTGTTGGCGAGGCCACCCGTGTAGGTGCGGGCCGTTGAACCAAATGCGGTGTTTTCCAACGCTTCAACGGTGTAGGTGATGGTTGCGGCGGTGCATTGGTCGCTGAGATCGACGCTGTTGATCGTGACGCTTGGGTTTGACAGATAGACGCTGGTTGCCATGGCTTAGTTCTCCTCTGGTGCTTCTTTGACTTTAGACGACTTCTTTGGTTTGTCGGTGGATATGAGGCCACCGTCGATGAGTGCTTGCACGTTGATGCCGTCGGCTGGCTCAAACTTGTCGCCTGGTGTTCCGAGGCGGGGGCTGACGATGATGTACATGGGGTCTCCTAGCTGGTTTGGGCTTGCATGGTGACGGTGAGATCGTAGGCAGGCAGGATTGAGCCGCCAATGTCAATAACGGTTGGTCGGCCCCCGGTGACGGCCACGTTTTTTGCTAACAGCATGGCGCAGATGTTCAGTAGCGATCGCTGCGCGTCAAGGTTGGCGGGGCCGAGCGTCAACACCTTGACCGGAAAGGTGAGCTTGACGATGTTGTAGTTCCAGCTCTCCCACGATGGTGCGTCAATAAAGGCACACGGCGGGACGATGTTGCGCGGATCGTTGACAACTTGTAGCCCGGTAATGGTTTGCAACGTGGCGGTCAGGTCGTCGATTGCCTCGTTGAACAGGTCGGTGTATGCGGGTACGGGCATTACGCCACCTGTGGGCGGTCAATCCCCAACAGCTGCTTTACCATCCCGGACAGGCCGACGACTGGGGCGGTTGCCATGCCGTCAAACGATGCGAACTGATCCATTGACCCGCGCTGACGGTACAAGGCACCACCGTACATGATCGTTCCAAGGGTGACGTCGCTTGATGGGCTGGTGCTGACGCTGTCAATGTATCCGGCTTCTTGGCGGCGTCGATAGCAGAACTGGTTGGCGGCTGCGGCGCATTGCGTCAAAAACGCTGCGTCGCCTGCGGTTGCGGTGCCGATACCTAGCCAATCTTCAATGTTGGTTGCGGTGATCCACGTGCAGACGGGTGTGTATGCGAGCGACCCGGTGGATGCGACACGATCAACGTTGCTAGCGGTCTTGGCGTACAGCACCTGGTTTTGGATTGGTACCTGGTAGTCGTACATCAGGTCGCCCTCGGTGTCAATACCTAGGTACAGGTATTGCGGAAGCGCGTAAATGGTGTATGAGCCGTTGAACGTTGCGTCGACGCCTGTGACGGTGATCGCGCCGCCTACAACTACCTCGGAGGGGGTGAGAAGTTGTAGGACGGCGTAATCGTCCAGTAAGTACTTGTGTGTGACCGTGTAGGTGGCCATTTTGTGGGCCTACCTTTCAGATCACGGGCTGACGGTGATGGACTTGACGAGGTCGCTGTCGGCGATGAACGTTGCGACGTACCCGTAGTACGAGAACGTGCGTCCGAGGGTGCTTGGCACCTCAACCGACATGAGGCCGCGTA